CCTAACCCACACATAGCTACCAAGAATGCACGCCTCTCGTGGAGAAGTACACACCTAGTAACAACGAAGGGTTAACGAAACGCAGCGTTATTTCGCTCAAATCCTGGTACTCGTGGATTTGTAGTTTCTACTGTGCTCACGCAAGAGCGTTTACACCATTGAAACTGTGCGTGTTCTCCCTCACATCATCTGCATCATGACGTGAGTTGTCCTCATTAGTACCCGCACTCAGTCGTGCCTGTGCAAACAGCTTGTTCTGTATTCCGCGTAGCCTGTTCACTGCAACGCTGTTCTGCACTTGCACAAAATTTGGTGTGTCATCTGCACCGCGCATGATGAAATCACACGCTGCTACAATATTGTTGATGCTTAGCACACCGGCCTTGTCGAAGCCCCTTGGTATGATAGGTTTTCCAACCCGAACACTCTCCTCGATCATCACTCGAGCTCCCTCGCCAAAGTGACGCATAATGGCTCGAAGTGATGGCTTCGCAGCTTTGTACATCGGTTCAATTTTAAACTCGAGTTGCTGCTCATTGTCCTTGCCTGCATTATTCACAACACGCCAAGTTCCTAGTGCTCTGTTCTCTGGGCTCGTTGTGTTAATTATGCAGTGGTAGACCCATCCTGGGAGTAAGGTGTTTATGAAAACATCCTCTGTCACGTCAAGCCCTTCAGATGCCTCTTTTATCCAGGTGTTGAGTTGTTCAGTTGTTGCATATCTGTTGTCGATAAGTTCCGCACGCGGTTGGTATTTGATCATGTTATTTATCATTTCAGGCTTTATTTTGTCGCGTACAGTTTTTGGCATGTATATGGCCTTTGTTGTGATCTTTGGTGCTGGAAACACTAAACCTGGTGTCTGGTCTTGCACATCCGTTGCTCGGCCTCCAGTTCGCACGGGATTCGATGTGAATGAACCACCCGTCCCTTTTGATCCTGATCCTTGACCTGTCTTAGCTCCTCCCGTGTCGATGCCAGCCATGACAGATACATTATTAGATTGTGTTTGTGCTGATCCAGAACTTGATCCACCCGTTGCTCCAGAACCTGACCCTGATGGTGAGCTCCCTGATCCGCTAGCAGTACTTGCGCTCTGACTTGATTGAGTATTTCCACTACTCGATGCACCACCAGTTCCTGCGTTTGCTGCCGCCAAGACAGCGTCGGTTGCGGCCTCACTCGATTCGTACACGCAGTATTGCTCTCCACATTCCTTAATCTCTTCTCCTAAATTCGTTCGAGTCCCAGTCAAGTACAAATCCTCGACCTCTTGTCGTGAAGGCAACTTGAAATCTGGCCACACCGCTGAAACTTCCCGCGCAAGTTCTTCAATCATCTCCGTGAATTCATCATAACCGAAAGCTTCCACGTATGCTGCAATAATAGCGCTCTGAATAGCCTTCGGTTCCTTGCTCCTCTGCCACTCCAGGATTGCCACAATACGTTCGCGCTTCAACTTTGGAATGTACATCGAATTTCGCTTCATGAATGTGTGTGACATGTATTCCACCTCCTCGATACTACGGTAAGCCTCATCAAATGAGTAATTCAGCTCCAGTTCGCGCATGTAATCGGCAAAATACTGCTGTATGAAGTCTTTGTCCTTTGTGTCGGCATTGATAAGCAAATCATCTCCGTTGCACACGTACAGTATCCTCATTCTATGTCCATGATCCTTTTCCACACGCATTCTGCAATACTCCATAGCTATGATTAAACACATCGTGTTGTCAACAACTGTGCTTGGTTGGCCACTGTTATTACCTCGAAACTTCTGCACAATCGTCCCATCTTCAATTAAAATGCATGTGTTTATAATCTGCGTATACAAATTTGCCAGCATT